CCTACAAGCGCATAATTAGAATCTCTTGGGTTACGCTCAACATACAGCACTTCCGCGTATGCTGAAGCAATGTCGTAAAGCTCATCCAAATCATCATCACTCATAGAGTTACCTGCCATATTGTAGACTAGTAACTCTTGATGGTCACCTTCTCTGTAGTCATCGTGAACTGCAAAATCAGGCACACGGTTAATTTCACTAATAATAATCTGCGACATATCTCTGTCGTTTAAACCCAGTCATCAAGATTATCCAAAACGTAACGCTCAATTTCATTGTCAAATTTATTGACGAAATCAGATTCGATGTCTTGAACCAATCGCTGTAACTCTGAGTTACTCATTTGTGGGTAATAATCCGCGTATACACCAGTCATTGCTGCGTATACATATTCCGCTATTGCGTCATTTAAAGTATTCATATCTCTGTTGTTTAGTAGTTGCTCCAAATATAACCGCCTACCTCTCGATAGCCTTCGTATTCTAAGTCCCGTGCAAACTTCTTGTAATCGAAGAATGTCTTGATTGTTTCCATTCCTAAGTCAGAAGTATCTCCAATTATATCAATATACCATTCTGCGATGTCTTCGTTTCGCATCGAACTTATCTCTTCGTAGATAATTTGTGCTTCCATTTCTGAGTCATACCGATCTTCCCAATCATCCATGATTAAGAAATAAACATCACCGTTAGCATTAAGCGCAAGACCAAATCCATCATAATCAAAGTAGATTTCGTATTGGTCATCACTCAATTCGATTTCATCTAAGAGTCCGTGAGCGTAATCTAGAACGCTATCATCTTCTCCTCTATAGGCGTTTTCTACAAACTCCTTAAAGTCATCTTGGTAATCAGCCGCATCTACAATTACGTTCGCAGGGATGCCGTACCGTTTGGATACTTCAAATAGCTCATTCCATTTGTTCCATACATCCTCATCCATGTTCATGGAGTTAGCATCGCCTTCACTTAGATAATCCCAATCGACCACTTCATAGTCAACGAAGCTAACTTCTTCCGCTTTTTCATTGAACTCATCTTTGAAGTCATCGAAACTCCGATAAGATAACGGCTTAAACTGAACGTCAGTACCTCCCCCTGTAGGCAGGTAAAGTCGATACCAAATGATTATGTCAGTCTTATTCATGATTCTAAGTATTGTATCTATCTATATGAAGTGTCCCCTTTTTAACCCCCGTACTTCGATTTGATACTTCCGCAGACCCTTTCGGCTGTTTCTTTATCTCCGTAAGTCGCCATTTGATCGGCTATGCAATCATCCCAAGGGTAGGCTTCGAGGTTGAACTTCTCTGAATATACCTCTTTTTTGGTGTTAATACCAAATTCTTTTTGCATTTTGATGTCCAAGTACATCCTCCAAAAATCAATTTTCTTTTGGTCAAGCTCTACAGTTTCCATTTCTACACCCTCCACGCCTAGTCCTCCGTCCTCATCATTCTCTTCCTCGCCTTGCGTTTCTTCTGCGTCTTCGACCTGACCGTCCCACTCGATTAACACACCGTCAAAAGACTCAATGTCAATACCTGCCTTTGTAATGTACTTGCCGTTTGGTAAGTCTGTAGGCATTCCCTCGTCGTCAATCATAATAACGGTCGTACCTGGGCCAAACTCCTTGTCTTCGGTAGCTATGACCTTGCCATTATTGAGAGTGATTTCAGAATAAAACTTGCGCTTGATACTGAACCAAATCTTTTTAAGTGTCTTCATCGTGCTAGTAGGTTTTGCTTTCGTGCTGAGTTGCTCCACCTTATCAATGAAGTACCCTTCAATACTTAGGCCGCGAATGCTACCCTCCTTTACCTGCGACCATAACTCATCGTTTTCCACTTTCATACGGACGCACCAACTACCTTCTGGTAAATCCAAACCAAAGTGTTTTGACTTGTCCATCGCTGGGTCTGCTACAATCCACGACTCCACCACATGGACATCTTCCACAGGAACTTCATGTTCAAGTGTGTGTTCGTTGGTTCGACTGTGCTTCATGTACAACTCACTCGCCAACTTGACCGTCTCCTTAGAGAAATAAACGTCATATTCCTCATCGTTTACCTCATCATAACGAGGGATGAGCTTGTCAGGAATGAGGGCTGCTCCAATTAAAGTTCGCTTGTCCTCCTCGATTTTAGCGAGAGAAAGGGCTTTCGTGTTCTTGCCTTTAGAAAAGAACAAGAAATTCTCTTCGATGGCAGGGAATTTTACGAGCGAAATTGCCTCAACGGGTAAGCCTGTGGCTTCATCTCCGATCAAAAGTTCTACTAATCTTCGTTCCATGTGGTTATTTCTATTCTTCTATATAGGCTGTTTACAAATATATCTGCTGATTCAATCTGTCCTGAGCTGACATTTGACCTTGGAGTTGTGATTGCACCACATACGCTTGCATTGATGGCGTGTCTGTGCGTTGAAGCATAAGTGGAACTCCTTCTGTTGTGGGGTCAATACTTCGTGGATTTGTGTATCCACCTCCCCCGCTACCTTGTTCTCCAATTCCTCCACCCGAATCACCGCTTTTTGCAAAGACACCCTTAATACTTGCAAAAGTTCCAACGATAGTAGCAAGTGCCGTTGCAATATATGCCGCCATAACAATCGGATTACCGCCTGCTTTTCCAGAGGCTTTAGCCGCGCCTGCCACAGCCGCAGCCATAGCAATAGATTGGTTTACAATGATGTCTGCTATAGCTAGTTTTCTTTGAGCTTTTTGATTTCCTTCAGCCACTCCTTGCAACTCTCTTAACAGCCCCGATACAGAATTGCCAAATTTCTGGAAGGCGGCCAATTTAGCATCTTGAGTTTTCTGTGTCGTAGCTTTTTCTTTGTCTGCGTATTTTGTTACGATGCCATCTCTTTCCTCTAGATAATCTTCTTCTATTTGCAGAAGTGCAGCAGCATCATCTACTGCAAGTAGTTGTAAAGCTAGGTATCGCTCTTTCGCTCTAAGCAGTTCGTTCTGCTCGTCTGTGTTCAGGGCTTCTAAAAGAGTGGATTTCTTTAAAGCTTCCGCTTCCTCATCAGCCTTTGCTTTGTCTTCCCTTTGCTGTTGGTAGCCGGCAATGATTGCATCTCTCTCAGCTTCATATTCCGCATCTAAAGCTAAGACATCCAACAAGTCTCCCCCTCTATCTACAAGTTCCTGTTCAGCCGCTTTCTGTTGAATTTCAAGACGCTTCAATTCTCTCTTCTCATCGTCTTGAATCAACCTTAAACTTGCCTCGATTTGTGCTTGCACTCTCTGATTTGCAAGCCACTTAGCATCGGCTGCCGCTTCCATGTCTGCGGTTTTCTTAGCTGCTTCTGCCTCTCTTTGTAGTTGTAAAGCATCTTTATCTGCGGTTGCCGCGTCTTCTTGAAGTTTCCTTTGTGCTTCTATTTGATCGGTGATTCTCTGTTTAATTATATTGATTTCCGAATCCGTATCTCTTTGGCTTTGTTGAGCAATCTCTCTTTTTCCTCTTGCTTCTTCCTCTACTTCCGCTGTTCGTTGTGCGATAAGAGCGCGTTCCATTTCAAGGGCTTTTTCTCCTTGTCCTAGTTTTACCATATCGTTTATGGACGCTCTTTCCGAATTGGTTAGTTTCCCACGCGCTTCCTTTTCCGCATTGATTTCTGCTTCAACCTTCTTCTGATAGTCGGCTTCTTTGTTTCTAAGCGCAACCATTTCTAGGTTGTCGGCTACCGCTTGATTTATTGCCTCATTAGTTTCTAAAGAACCAATCTCTAAACCCCGTAATTGAGGCATAGCTTTGGCTAATTCTTCTAATGCTGCCTTCCTATCTATGTCTGATGCCGCTGCATCTTGTGCTGTGATTTGATACCTCTCTAACTCAGCAGTCATTACCGATTGCTCCTCAGATATTTTCTTTTGGAGTTGTAGTTCTTTTTCCTGCTCTTTATTAGTAAAGCCTAATACTTCCGAATACTTTTCCCAGTTAGAGATAAGCTCTTCCATTGCTATCAAAATGACACCGATACCAATAGAAGCCCATGCTGCTTTAAGAACCTTAAAGGATTTAGAAAGTCGCTTTACTTGTCGCTGCGTTCCTTTAAATCCTCTAAGCAATCGCTGCATACTACGAGGAAGGACAGACCCAAACAAGTCTGAAATCTCCGAAAAGCCAGCTTTTGAATCGCGGCTCGTTTTCTTAGTTTCTTTACGGAGTTCGCGCGTTGCCTCCGTTACCTTTTTAATTGGCTCGGTAGCTGATTCCTCTGCGACAAACTCAAGTTTTATTTGCTCTACTGTAGCCATTTTGATATAGAAGTCTAATTTGTTTCCAAAACCCCACCTTCAAACTATAACGCCCATACCACAAACTAAAGAGGGGGCTTCCCTTTAGTCGCTGATGATGCATGATGCGAATTGTTTTGGGCAATGCGTACCCGACTGCGTTCATCCAATACTTCATGATTTACAAATTGTAATCCATTATGACATTTCCTGCTAAGTTGCCGTATTCCATTTCGTTAGGGTCAAGGTTGTAAAAGATCGGTCGTCCCAAGATATTAGAGTCTCCTGCAATTTGCATGGTGGTTAACTCTAAGTCAATGAACCAAGACATTTTCACATTCGTTGACCCAACACAACTCACTCCAAACGAGGTGTCACCGCCCACTCTTACTTGAGTTGAAGTGATGCTTATGGCTGCGTTCGTTGAGGCATCTTTGTTTTCAGCGAGTACCGTTGTTGTTCCTACATTTCGAGCTGTTACTTGCGCTGAAGATGAGGTGCGAGTGTTTGCTATAGACGCTTGAGTTTGCTGTGAAACTGAGTTTCCAATCGTCCCTGCTGTGCCTCCTGTTTCAACTGCAACTGCCTGAACCCTAACGAGCATAACGGAGTCTAGCGGAACTGTCCATGCAGACACCCCTAAATCCGTTTGAGCCGCTACGGGAGTTGTGCCATCGGTCGTCGCATAGATTCTTGCGCTAATGTTTGCACCTACTACCCCGTCTTGCTGAAACGTGGTGACCTTAGAGGTTGCAAAATCCGTGTATGAATTGGGCGTATTTATGACAGAGCCTGTTGGAGTATCGGGATTTCCAACTCCTCCCCCTCCGTTTCCTCCACCTCCATGACCGCCACTACCTCCTCCTGCATTACGAGAGAAGCATACGTTGTTTGCATTATCCCAAACAAATCCATTGAGTACACAGCAAGTTTCAGTCGGGCTTACCGGGTCACCGGTGGAGTCGCTTACAAAACTAACTGTCCCGTCTGTATTGAATCCTGATGGATGACTCCCACATTGAGGTGAGATTCTGCCGTTCGGTTTATTTATGACTTTAACAAGTTTGGCGTTGGCTAATCCATTGCCTCCAATTTGATAATTGGTAATGCTTAACACTTTCCAAAATGCACCGTCTAAATAAAGGTTGTCATTGAACTTGAGATTGTACACCTCAGCATAAGTCAGATTGACTTTACAAGTCATGACTCTCGAATCAGGAGAGTACACTTCATTAAATAGCCGCGACCAGTATGTATGAAAAGCATAGTTCAGAGTCGTGCCTCCTGTAATGCCTCCGCTTATAAAAGGGGAGTTGAAATTGTCAGGCCAATCATAACCCCAATTCAGACACTTCGTGGTAAGGCTTACGCCTACTTCATTGTACTCAGAAAAGTAGGGATACGTTGAATATGGCGTTCCCCCAAAATTAAATTGACCTCCGTTTCCAATGTCTTGCAAACCGTTATAGTAAGCGAGAACGGGCTTGTTTTCGACCCATTGTTTCTGCGCCCAGTCTTCATCAGAACCTGTTGCCCAATCCCAAAAAGTAGGGACTAAAACATTTGGAATGACGCTCGATTGTTGACCTGCCGCATCGGGGAAAATCTTGCGATTTCGGTAAGGCTGAAAGACTTGCGAAGTTGTGGCTTTCTCAGTTACAAGATCGGAATCATTCAGGTAGGTGTACTTTCCTTTAATCCAATCGTATTGGTTTTGCCACCATAGATTCAAAAAGTTCTTGCCCTCTGCATCTGTAAATTCGTATACCTTCTTTTGAAACTCTAAGGTTGACGAAATATTGATAGAGTCTTGGTCTACAATTTCTGTCCAATCTTTATTGGTCGTCCCTTCTGCCCAATAGTCTGACCACGGCTCAATCTTCATCACGCCTGGATTCTCATTGTCGCTAATGATAACTAGGTTGAACCTTTCAACTATAGCCCTCAGCCATTTACCAACTTCAATATCAGGGAAGTTTTGAGAGACATCGACAAAAGTGTCTGCATCTGTAATGAAATAAGTCAGTTGGAAGTACGTCATTGACAAGGGCGAAACCCCTGGCATTGTCTGTAGAATCGTAACCGGGTCGAGAGAGTTAGTTATAGCCGCGTAAACCACGCAACTCTGTCCTTGATAAACATATATTGACCAAACATTATTTACAATCGTCGCTACGTTCCCCGTTACCGTGGTTTGTTGAGATGGTATAAGTATTGAGTTGTCAATGCTAATTTGGACGCTTACACTATATGGTGAAATCGTTGAGCTTTCTACACAAATATTTGTCTCAAATGAATAAATCCCATCAAAGGGAGCGACAAAAGCATTGCCTGTTATTAGTCCGTCGGGGTCATAGAAGGTGTCGCCTGATTCCACATTGAACTGAATCGGTGTCCAAAGACTTGCCTCCCCTGCGTTTATTAAGATGTCCTCGCTTATACCGACCTTGAATCCGTATGTCGCCCTTCCAATAGTTCCTGGAGTATGAAGCGCAAGAAACATATAGACCTTCTGAAAGTCTGCTGAGTTTAAAAAGTTGCTGTCTACGGCATACCCAAAGCGATTGAAAATGTACTCAACGAGATAAGCAATCCGAATGGCCGGCTTAAATATTCTAAGTGGCAACTGCGATTCGTCCATGCCAAACGGATACACAAAACCAAGCCCTGTTCCTGTTCCTTCCTCTGTCGAAATAGTGTTCTGACCTCCATCTTGTAAAGGGTAAACAATTGTCCCATCACCCACTAATCCCGTAGTGATGTCATTTGTAGTTACCCAAGAATCTTTGACGTTATCCCATGTTAAGGCGTGGTCTAAGTCCGTATCAATTGCTCCTGCGTCATTAGTAAAGAGTTGAGGAAAAGTCAGGTTTTGAATTTGTTCAAAGACATCTGCGATCTGCTCTAAGATGTTTACCTCATACCCCCTATCTGTGACCGAAAACATCTGAAGACTTCCTTGCATAAGCAGAATGCCATCAACATAAATAACGCATTCGGTGCTTTTTGTAGCGTTAAATGTTCCGTCAGCAATGTTTGCGTCAAAGTAGAAAGAGAAGAATTGGTCGTTCTCCTTAGTGCTTGGCAAAGTGAATCGAAACGAATAGGGGCTTGCCCTTCGCATCGGGTTGTCGATGTCCATGAACTGATAGTTCAGCTCAATTGCTTTTTCAGGAACATCGAGTTCTACCTGCGTAGAATTCTCTTGAGTGAATGCTAGTACCTGTACCATTAACCGTTGACTCTACGTCTGCTGATTTCAACTACCACTTTATAACTCGATGCTTGGTCATTAACTCCTGACTTCATCACAAGTCTCGTGTCAGTTACACACGCTTGAACAAGACCTGTACTTGCTTCACCTTGATTTAAACCAAACAAACTATTTCCCCAAAGGAATACACGAGGGCTGTTTAATAGTGATTTAATCAAGGGAGTTAAGTTTTCGGGGTCGCCTCCAATCGTACTTAACTCATAGGTCGTAGTCGTGTGGACATCCGTACTTCTTTTGCCTCCTGAATAAGAATTCCGCTTGTATGCTGTATTGCCTGTCCCGGTAGCATCAAAACTGTTTCCCCCTGATGTTCTATAGGTCTTCTTGTCCATAGCTTGAGACTCCATGACTTTGCCTAGCATGGGTAAGTTGTCAACCCCTCCTTTGCTATTCCACCAATGAAGCGAAAAAACCTGGTCATCTGTGACATATCTACCACATGAAACCCTCTCGAATCTATAAACAGAAGACACTTCGTTACCTGATAGGGTTGTGCTGCTTGCCATTTGAACATCATAGTGCGTCCAACCTGAGTTGCCTGCATCACTTGGTCTAAGGCTCGTGTCTATAGATTGGCTCTTTAAATTGTAAGTCCCCACACCTGCGTAAATGAGAGACTGAGCATCGGTTAATCCGACTGTAGGAAACGCCCCTCCTTGGAGCGCATCATTATCAAAGTACCCCGTGTTCAAAGCAATCGCTCCTTCAAAATAGCTTACGTGCATATAAGCTCCATTTGAATTCAAGTCTGTTCCATTTATAAAAGCTAAGGCACTTGGCATTGACACGCTTGCGCTCGTATATAGAATGCTTGTTTTATATAATTCTGATGACAATTCTTTAATGTCACTCAGGAAGCGATCGCGCGAGTCAACGAATTTATAGCGCGTAGAATTCGTATTTGGTGAAGATTGAGTTGCGCTAACAAACTGACCATTGACAACAACAACGTCTGTATCGAAAGCATCTGTCAACACTACCGTTGGAGCAGTCCCAGGAGAGGTGGTAAACTCATAACCAAAACGCATGGTAAAAGTCTTGAGTGCAGAAGTGTTGATTGAGAAAATCTCCGTTGTATCAACTGAACCATTTATATCGATTGCTCCTAATTGGTACGGGTTGTCATCTTGGTAGACATACCCCTCACACACTCTTTGCGTATTGAAGACTGCCGCGTTTGCGTTGTTAGGCAATTGCTTTAGCTTCATCAACTCAGCACCCCCTACCCTGATTGAGCATATATATCTATAGTCAGGTTCAGCCGTGTTCGTCGTGTCATTGACAACGTAGATAAGGTCATCCCATGCGCCTTGCAGACCTGTGGTGGATTGATTTACTGTATACGCCATTATAGAGATATTTTAATAGTATATATACCCGTGATGTTTTTTTGTACGAACATGGCAACATCCTTTCCAATTGCGACCCTAAGCCTTCTCTTTGAACGCTTCCAACCTTTGTCTAAAGCTATTGCATAGTAGTCACTTGGAGCGATTCCATAGTTATAAATGTTCCCACTAATTGCCCTCACCAATTGACTCCGTTTTACGAACCTTCCTTTTTCATCTCGCACCTTACCAAATGGCTTTTGAACTACCCACCGATCAATGCCTCCTCTTAGAGTTCCTGATGATTCTTGCTTCTTACCTGAGCCAAACTTAAATGGACTTTTGGGTGCGCGGTTACTATACGGCAACTTGCTCTTCCCGTTCTTGGGCTTGGGCTTGTTGGGGTTAGCACCTTGAACTCCTTGTTCTACAAAGTCCCAATAAGGAACTTCACCTTGGAACACGAGTTCAATGCTATTCTTCGACCCCTCGATGGAATAGTAAAGCGACTTGCTTAGGTTTCCCGTTACAACCTTACCTTGTTTTTTCAGTTCCTTCCTTGCAATACTTACAACGGTATCACCCATGCGGTTCAGGGCTTTGGCTAGAAAGTCAAACTCAATAGGGGTTTTCTCCCCGTCAATATCAATAAAGAATTGGAGTTTATTGGTACGGCGCATCACACAGGTTGATGACGTTTGGAAGCCTGATGTCAAACTGTGTAGACCATCCGGTTAGGAGGTTGTCGAACCTTGCCGTAAATGGGTCACACGCTATAGGCAAGTCAAAGTTCCACATACTGTCAACTGTGGTGTTGCCATCGTAAATCGCAAAGCGAAACTTGGCTGCTACGTCTTGGAGGATGAGAAAGGTTTCAGCATAAATCTGGGTCAGAAGCTCATCCTGTTTTTCAATGCATAGGTCAGCGACTATGATTTCATAGGTGAAGGTCGTAACGCTTGCATCCAAATCAGCCGCACTACATTGAGCATATAGAAGGGGGTACTTGTCAACGTCAAGTTTCTCCATGTCTAACCTCTCTAGGCTAAAGGTGTGAAAGCTCTTGAGTTGGTCGTGTTCGTTAACTATATCTTGGAACGTCTTGTTTATGTCAACTACTGTTTGCATCAGATTTTCACTTTGTCTTGGAGGTTCAGGTCTTTCTCGTAAGCCATAAAAGTAAGGGCTTGCTCTATATATATATTTTGGACGGCATCCATTTTTAAAATATCGCCTTGAGCCAACTGATAGAGGATGCCATACCACCCCCACTTTTGATGGAGGCCATCTCCTGAGCCTTCTCCATCTCCTGCAAAGAGCGTTGCGTAGTGGAAATTAATTCCTCTTCTATGCGACAAAAAAAAACAATCGCAGCAACTGCTATGTTCATGGGCAAATCAAGCATGGCCTCAGACCTCCTCTTGCTGTTTGTATAAGATCGGATGTTGTATCCCTCGCCCTTCTCTTCGACCACCTCTCTGAATAGACACGCACAAACCTTTTCCAATACCTCAAACATACCATCTCGACAAAGCGTCTCAAGGTCTGCATACTCTCCAACCGTCAACCTCGACCAATCAGGAATGAATCCGTAGTCCACATCCTTCAATCGAAATCTCCTCACCAAAGGAAGCTTCAAAGCAAAGGGGTCGGGTTCACTTATTAGCCAATTGATTGTTCCCGATGCTTTCTCAATGCTTTCCCAGGATGCATTTTTCAACGTGCCTTCTGGTAGGTCGGCAAGAAGTTCAATGCACTTGCGCTGTGCGACGTAGGCATCTTCCTCTTTCTCGTAGAGTTTCCATAGCTTCTTGTATTGACCAACGGTGATTTCCGAATAGTCGTCAGGTAATATGATTTTCATTGGATAACGTAAGTGCCTTTCTTTCGCAGAAGTTTGTTGAGACATACATAGCGTACAGCGTCCACCGCGTGATTGAAAGAATCGACGGGAATTGGAAGTGTTCTCAGGTCTTTATCTTGCTTCCACTTATAGTTCCTAAACTCCTTCTGAATGTTTATGCTCGTATCCTTGATGTAGAGCTTGTGTCTTCGCATCAAGTCAATGCCTATGCGTATTGAGTCAGCCCCCTTTTTAGCAGGCTTAATATTAAACCCTCCTTGGCTGTCTCCTCGGTGTATCTCGTGAATCGCTTTGGGTTCTGCTGAGTCTGCAATTATCTCTTCGTGTCTTGCAATTCCGCACTCTCTCAAATGAGCGATGATGTCTGAGTTGGTCATGCCTCCTTGATACAGATGCTCCTCAATGTATAGTTCGTTGTCACGAATCGACACCTTCACTAATGCTGTTGGGTCTGCACTAAAGCCCCAATCAATTCCCCATGCGACTAGCTTTGCATCTTCAGGAAGTTCTGTATAGATGTGACTGTTGAAGATGGTCGCCCTACTCTTACCCCTCTCTCCCAATCCGTAAACTCTCCAGTAGTCTTCATCTGTTTCTTTGAGTCGTTCGATCTCCTTAATTGTTTCTTCCCCAAGGAAGGGATTATCCAAGTAGGTGCTTTTAAAGAACGAGCAGTCATCCCTCGGAATGACCTCATCGTACAACCAATGAAACTCCATCGACGGGTTGAAATCGCAGATGAGTTTGTCCGTACAACGAAGGCTGATTTGACGAAAGGATTCCAATGACAGTTCATTAGCCTCATTCAGAAAAGCAAAATTTCGTTTCGCTCCCCTTAATTTCTGAGGCTCGGAAGCGGCAATGAAACACCATGTATTTCCAAAGAGGTTATATGTGTTCTCGGTCTTGTTGTGGTTTCGCTCATCATACCAATCTTCATTGTTTAGTATGGTGAAGAAGTCACGCATGACTGATGCCCTCAAAGACGGAAAACTCTCCCTAATTACGTCAATCGAGTAGCCTGCATTTTGATAGGTGTAACACCATTGAATCAAGCAAGTAAGGATTGACCATGTCTTGCCCGATCTTGTGCCGCCCTGGAAAACAGCCACCCTAGTTTTGCAACCTAGAAGGTCATAGTACGTCTTCGATTGTTTCATCTTCGAACCATGACGGAGGTTTGATTTCATCGTTTATAGTCACATCCATCTCTGATTGCTTAGGCATGAAGTAAGGGAAGAGAGAGCTGAGGGCTTTCAGATACTTCTCTGTAGACTCCTCACGAAGCAACTGAAGGGAGTCTTTGATGTTTCCGACCTCACCCTCCATCACCGCCACAAAGATGACTCTCGCCTCCTCTGTGACCTTGCTCTTTAATCCCTTTGGTTTCCCTTTTGGATTTCCGCTTGTTCCTTTTTTAAATGGCATCTTCAAAAAATTCAATGTTGTCTTCGCATATCTCCTCTAAGTCTCTCCCCGATTCGTCTTGCAAAATGTCAGGGTACATCCCATTCGTGTACCACTCAAGTACCACATTCCACACCTCAAGGTTCGTTAAATCTTTATCGCCTATTCTCATTGCATTTCATTGATATTATCAATAGGACTCACAGACTTGACGTAACCAAATTGCCATCTCCGTTTGAGTAGGAGCATAGAAGAAATTAGGCGTGAGTTTATTCATGTTGTATCTCCACAAGTCTACGAAGTCTGCGTGTTCATAGCAGTAAGGGCAAAGCTCGCTGTCCCCATGCCTCTCACCTCCACAACATTCGCTTACCCTGAGTCCTTCCTTATAGTCCTTTTCCATACTGCTTGATTTTCTGAAACAAAGTGAGTGAAGTTGAAAGAGTGTACTTGGTTACATGGGTTGTTCCTCCCCACCTGTTGCCTACCTCAATTGTCTGCGTGGTTATCTCGTGACCATCTGCTTTCAATTTAAATATGGTCTGCGCTAACCTTGTGTTTCCTAAGTCCTGAATTGCTTGAAGCGATGTAATCGAATCGTGTTCCTTCATGTACTCTAGGCATCTTGTCTTGTGTGTTTCTTTAGGCATCTTCTAGCTTGTTTTTAAAGTGTTGAATTATCTGTTCAGTCTTCTGTTTGTAGAAGGTTTTAAAGTCACCCTTCTCTCCCTCCTGTTTCCATGTGATGAACAACACATTTCTCAACCTCTGACTCTGTGTCTTTGGCTCATCGAAAACATCCAACTCCAGCTTATCTAACTCTTCAACCTCCTCATGATTTACTTGCTCCTCAGCTCTAAAGTAAACCACACCAAAACTATTAAGCATGGAGTCAATCTCCATCATCTCAGAACTTGTCTTCTCTTGAGTGATGAATCTTAGGCTCACCGATCTGTCCTTCCTTCTTTGATATCCATCAAGGATTCCTGTGCTTAGGATTCGCATGAAGCCTCGTATGCCTTTTCCAGTTCTAACATCCTTGCTTCTACGCACGAACCGCAATGGGTTTTCTTGTGTCGCTTTGCAAATGTCCTTTGATACAAGTCAATGATAGCTTCCTGGTCACCTCTTACCAACTGACCTTTCCTTAATGCAGGTGCAAGTTTTTCCTCCCATAGTTTTTTGTCTGCCTCGTTAAACGGTTCAAAGTATCTGAACTTTTTATTCAACCACTCCTTGCGCTTGTCGCACCCACAATCTTCTCCTGCGATTTTCTCAACTACCTCCTTGACTACATCGGGAATCAAGTTCTCGATAGTGTCACCTAATCCTTTTGGTGTTTTCTTGGAGGTGAGCTTTCGCTTTTTGGATACTTTTGTAGAGGGTATTTTTGGGGATTCCTGTGGCATCTGATAGGGTTCTTAGTGAATGTGAATGTAGATAGTAAGACTTAAAGACGTTTGCATCAAACCATCTTACCTCTTCTAATATAGAAAAGACCATGTTCATTTGATTCTCAACGTTTTTTTCTCCTGTCTCTGTTTCGTTATTTAGATTTGATCGGACAATTTCAATCGGGTATCGGTCAGCATGGCGTTCTCTATGCTTCTTGTATTTGTAATAGAATCTTGACGACTTGCTGAATCCACAAATTGCCAAAGTCCTACAGATATATTTCATCAACTCACCCCTCTCGCACATCTCCTCGTGTTTCTCGTCTCCTTCCAGGTAGATTAAAAACAAGTCGTTGAGCAAGTCACCGCCATACTCTTCGCCCACATACTTGTTCGCTAACCCAAGCAAATAATCATAGTTCGAATTGATGAAGAGCCTCACGCAACTCATCCCTCAAACAGCTTCTCGTAATGTTTCCGCATCTCTATAATTTCAGCGGTCGCAAACTTCTTCGTTTGGTTTGACAACCTTATAACTTCATCGGCTGTACCTTCACCAAACTCTTTATCTAACCTCTGACCAAACAAGTATTGTTGACCCCCGTTTGTCATGTTACATTTCTTACATTGCGGAGCCATATTGACTAGCCCTTCTGATGGCTTATACAACCACCGGGTAGAATATTTGGCTCTTGTTTGGAAGTGACCGTTGTCAACCTCTTGCCATTTTTTTACCCTAGAGCAAGTCCAACAAGTCACATATCCTGAGTCGTCTGCGTTACTACTTCGAACGTATCGGCTCAAAGCAGCGTCAAGCTTTCGGATTTCTGTGGCTCTACCCATGTAGCTAATTTACGTCTAAAGCATTAAATTCCCTATCCATTATGTCAATTGCTTCAAAAATACTGTGTGCAATCTGTGGCACTATTGCGTTCCCGTAAGCCGCTACACTTTGTCTTCTCCATTTTGGAAAGGTAATGCCGTCCAGTTCTTGGGGAAGCCCATCATCTCCTCCACAAACAGGGGGGACAGTTGGGAAGTCTTCCCACCTATTTCGTATCGTTTGGCTATCTCGTCCGATAGATTCCCCTTGCCCCTGTCTACTGATGGGTTCGATCTTTCCTGTTGAGCTATCGGTGTCGGGAGCATTCCCGATTCGATCAAGGCTGTAAACATCGACTTTCCTCCCTGCTTGAAGTCGCTCTTTCTGCCCGTCTCCGTCGTGATTGTGGGCAACAAACCAAACTCGCATCCGTCGGTGGGGAGCGTTCTTGGCACAAGCTGGTATAAGATACGGTTGTACGGAGTACCCAAGATTTTCCAAGTCAACGCACACCTCTTCGAAAACCATTCCGTCTGACCACCCAACAAGACCTTTGACATTTTCGCCAACCACGTATCGTGGACGACACTCTCTGATAACTCTAAGCATCGACGGCCACAAGTGGCGGTCGTCTTCTGTTCCCTTGCGTTTTCCTGCGACGCTAAACGGTTGACAGGGGAATCCTCCGCTGAGGACATCAATTCGTCCTCGATACTTATTTGCGTCCATCGTTCTGACATCATCATATAGTTTAGAATTTGGGAAATGGTGGGCTAGAACTTTCTGACCAAACTCATCGCGCTCACAATGGAAGATGTTTTCCCATCCCATCCATGAGGCTGCAAGATCGAATCCTCCTATGCCCGAAAATAGAGAACCATGTGTCATTCTTCAGGAGAGTAATCATCCAACTTCTTCCTCAGCCGTGTGCCTATACCGTCTCCTTTTAGTTCAGGGTCTTTGACTTCTACCTTCTCGACCACATCCCGAATAGCAGATGAGCCAACCCTTTCCACTACTTGGTCTTGCCAAGTATACTTTGAATCGTGCAGGGTACGCTCCATGATTTCGACGCGAACTTCACCCTCATACCTACGGAGGTATTCTAAAATTTCAGGTGTCTTGAGTCGCTCAAACATTTTTCCAAACTTGCCCTTCCTTACCATAGTGAAGCACTCCCTCAACTCCTCAAGTTTTAGAGTTGGGTGTTCCTCCATTATAGAGTTGCAACAAAATATGAGTTCCGCATCTCCTGAGATGGTTGTCTTTGCATTCAACTCTTTAATCAAACCGCCTACTTCTGACATTACCCATGCCCGAATCATACTAGGTGCTTCATTTAAAGCCTTGCGTATGTTCGTCCCTTCGTGCCAAGCGATCGCAGGAGTAAGTTTTACGTCACCCCCCGTTAGCAATAAACTGCTCAAGGGCGTTAGAGTCGAAATTGTCTTTGTTAAATCCTCGTTTTTCATTCTTCTGTGTTAAGGTTCTACGTTTCCAGGTTCTTGCTGTTGCCTTCCAATCTACAATAGGATTTCCTCCTTTAAGTTTCCATCCTGTTTGCTCATACCAATCCCAAAACTTCATTGCTTCCTCAGCCTCTAATCCAAGTTCTCTGAAGTGTTCAATGACATCTCCCTCTGATGAGGGCTTCCCTTCTTTAGTTGGTTTATTATTTGATTTAGTCATTGTATTAGTATGGCTCACTTGAGTGAGGTTGGTAACCACCCTTGAGTGAGGTTCATGTTCTCCCTCTAGTGAGGTAGTCAACCGTAAAATTCGACGGTTTACACCGTAAGTCACCCTACGATTCCGAGTCACCCAACCCATCTGAACCAATTGCCTCAATGCTTTTTCCACTCCACTCTCAGAAATCTGTAAGTGTTCGGCAAGATGCTCGTTGCTTACAAAGCAATCAAGGTTGTTTTTACTAAAGCTGTCTATCTCTACTAGCAATAGCTTCTGTGTCCATGTTAAGTCGGATGCCTCATAAAGTTTGGCAGGAATCCAAACCCCTCTAAATCTGCGTTTCGTCATAGCTTGTATTTTGTTTCTCCTGTCCTTCTGTTCAGCTCATGCCCGATCTCATCAATTTCCTCTCCATATCGGAGATGCTTTGCTTGTCCTAAAGTGTCTGCATAGCGAAACATCAGATAACGTCTGAGCTTCCTAAGTTCAAACGTCGAGACTTCGGAGTGCTTTGACATCATCAACTCTTTGTTCAATCATTCCAATCAACTCTTTCGGGTCTGTGTCTGACCACTTAGCCATCTGAGGGAGATACATGAAGAATCGTTTGGGGTCTGTATTGTACCACCGATTCACGGTGTTCTTACCTAAGCCAAGAGATTCGTTCAATCTCTGATGCGTTCCAAATTTTATCTTAATCCAGGTTTGAAGAGTCATTTCTGATTTCGTTAAGTGTTTTCAATATATGCTTTGCGTAGCGTTTTAAACGTGCAAAGTAAGCATTTGTTTGCTCTCCTTGAATAGAGCCGCAAACATGAACAGCAGTTTCTAAAGCCCATGCCTCGTCTTTACATTCAGGCATTGGTTCATCATAAATGAATTCAACTGTTGGGTGGTCAGGAAGGGTAGCTTTTACCTTTCCCATTACTTAAAAGGGTTTTCCCCAAGACCTGCCATTTGACCATCTACACTTGCACGATTTAAAACATCTGGCTCAATTTTAGGAAATGAATCCCTTGCAAAAAGAATCGCTTGGGCAAGTTCACAAGCCTCCTTTAAGTATTCAAACTTTGCTTTCATATCTCTTGAAGGACACGCGCCCATCATTTGAATTGCACATTTAAATGCCCATGACCTTTCGATTACCTCGCCCCTGTCCCCATCACCTTCTCCTTGTTTTTGGTAGCCGCCAGGTTTGCTTACTGAACCCCACGAGCCATAAGAGTTTGACCCCTTGACTTCATATTCTGCTTCATCTCCAACCTTAAACTTTGGTTGATCGGTCTTGTGGTTTGCACTCACTTCTGTACCGTCCTCAAAAGTGTATAGGAACTTAAATAGGCGACCGTGTGATGGGTGGTCGTATGTTCCATTTCCTGTAACGTCTGTAATTTTTGCTATCATAGCTTAACTATTTAAAATGTTTTCTTCTATTGCACTTGTCATCACATTCCAATCAAGGATGCGACTCAAGTCCTCGGACACGTTTGTGATGTCCACTCTAATCTCCACGACCTCACCATTTACTCTAGATGAGGTGTGAAGCCATATCTTATCTATCTCAAATCCTGATGGGTCGGGTGGCACATCGTAGCTATTGGATGCTTCTACATCCCAAGCATTGTATTCAACCACCACAACTACATCATCTGATATTTTAAACTCTTTCGTCATCAAATAACGATTTAAAAAAAGCCCCCTACTTATCGGTGAGGAGGCGAAACCTGAGATGTATTTACTAGTCTGCTCGGTTTCGTCAGATGCCCATCTCTCGGCTGTTGTACGATTAGCGGAATCGAACCACCATCAACCATTATCGCTTTCTTCATGTGCCTTTGCTTTTTTTAATACAGCCATTAGCACCTCATGCTCATGCAATTTTTCCTTATGGTAATCAATTTGCCATTGCGCGTTTTTAATCAATGTCTCAAACGCTTCTACTTCTTCTAAATTCTTCATCCTTCGATCCATTTTTTGAGTGTTACTTGCATATCCTTTACTGCATTCATTAGCTTATCTGTTTCTTCATAGCGCATGGTCACATACATTGCTAGTTTTGCTTCAGCCATTTCCAGCATTGCGTGTATGCCATCATGAAACATCTCCTCCACTAAATCATTTGCCTCTCTTCGTTTGATTTCCGCAACGATTGACGCAAGGTCAATGGCTGCGTTCATCCAAAACTGTTCGCTCTCTCTCTCTTTGATACTCATCATAGCACATCAATTAGACGACAACCCCAACGCTTTGTAGGTAGTCCAAGTTTAAAATGTTCTCTTTTTCTTTTACGGCCTTGCTGTAGGTCTTTTGTAAGACCTCTAATCCATTGCTATACTTCTTCAAAAGAGTAGGTATTTGAACATTGAATTCAAGGATTGCATATCCAAACTCACGTTTAACAATAATACCTTTCTTGACATCCTTCTTCATGCCCTCTTGCTCTACAAGTTCAGAAATGATTATCTCTAAATCTTGGTAAGGCTTGCCCCAACCTATGTGTTCTCCAAAGAATCCAATCTCTATCTCACCGCCTCGTGCGTCATCATAGCAAGTTGCATATTTCTTACCATCCTTATAGAGAATGCAATTAAAGCCGTCCATGCCGTCATGCCCTTTGTGGAATTTCAAGGATTTAATTCCGTAACCTTCTGTAGTGTGTTTCATCATGACACAAATATAAGGTATTTACCCCATACTTTTACATCCTACCTTATATAAATGCAAAAACCCCTAGCTTTTTACAGCTAAGGGTTCGCTATGATGAATAGCAAAGCAGAAGGATTTGCTTAACACAAGCCCAAATCTAACAATTTACTCTCTCCTTTGCAAATGTCCAAGAAGGGTTACCCTGTTGGACTTATCTCGAACCGCTATTTCTTTCGGTTCTTTCCAAACACAACTGCCTGAAGGATGCGAGACAACACGTTTACGATTCGATCGTCTTTCTTTGTCTCGGTCAAGGCCGTGTAACTACCTAAAAAAGTGATTGCGGCCAACGCTAGGCTTGCCCAATTTTCAATAATGAATTCCATTGTTCTGATTTAAAAATGAATATTTCTGTTTAACACTAAACGAAGGGCAAGCCTTCGAGCTGTATTCGTTGTGTCCATGCACACTCATGTGACCAAAAATTAACCGAGCGCAATCGACTATCCTTAGAAAGCTAATCTCCTGCTCCATAGTCATTGTATCTTTTGGTTCTTGGGTGTCCTTATTTAAGCCCCCAACGTATGCCACACCAATTGAATCATGGTTCTCTCCCTTGGTATGCGCTCCTATCTTATCTATTGGACGACCAGGCTCAATCGTTCCGTCAATTCCTATGATGTAATGATAGCCAATGTCTGACCAATTGCGAGGTGATGAGGTATGCCATTTGCGAATCTCATTTACACTTACCCTCCTTCCTTCAGGGGTAGCTGTGCAATGCAATATGATTCTTTCTAGTTCACGCATATTCGCTGTAAAAATCACTAAAATCTTCTACGCTTACCATTCCCGAATTGAATCGAACATTTGGGATTTTCTGCCATGTGTACCCGTACCCAACTTCGTAATTGCTTGGGTGTATATCTACCTTAATTAAACCTTGAATTTCATCTATTTGAACAAATACTGAGGTATGAGTATCGTATTCGTTGTATTGACTGTACGCATTTAAACGCAATTTTCGAGTAATTACTTCTGCCATTTCATGCGCTATGTCATCACATATACCGCCTGTACCATACGCTTCACTATAGCCGTCAATTTGATCCCAATCATCATAAACATCTTGGGCTACCATAGCTAGGTTTCGTGCTATTCGCTCAATATCATAGATTACATCGTCTATCATTCGATTCCTTTTTTAGCTAGTAGCAATTTAATTTCGTTCACCCCTTCCACCAATACTTCCAGCGTTTGTTGCGCCTTTGTTTCGGTCTTCTCCAACGCATAAAGCCGGGCTTTAATCTTGGTAACATCGTTGGTCATCTTAACCCATGTAGCAAGGATACCCCCACCCGACCCCAAGACCATTCCTATAAATTCGTAGTTCATGGCATTAATGATTGTATAGCTTCTATATCCTCCTGCGTTAGCTGACCGTTTTCGTCATGGCTGAGTTGCATCCCAACCATTACCGCGTCACAGTATATTCCAAGGACATGATTTATAAATAATTCAGAACCCGTAATTACCACCACCGCGTCAATTTGTTCTTGCGTGTATCCCATTACATTAAGGATTGATATGTATTTGTCTGGTCGCACAGGACTGCCGTATTCAAATAGACTTGTTCACCTGTAAATGCTCCCGTATTGGATGCCATCATTGTAAAATATGCTAAACTCTGACCTGAATAAAACATTATCCTACCCGATAGCATTGTGGTCTGTGCGCCCATGTCAATTGTAAGGTGATTCAATGCCGCACTACTAACGCTTAACGACCACCACCAACTAGAGATGCCAATATCGAAAGCCTTGTAAGGTGAATACGAGCCAAATTGATAACCCGATGCGACGAAAGGCGTAGGTAAAGAGTCCGTGGTCATGACGCTAGGGTACGCTGTCCCTCCCAAACTTGCCCCCGTATAGTACCTCCAATCCCTGACACCCATATGTAAACTACTTGCAGCCCCGTTAATGTCCACACCTTGAATCCTAAAATACCTAAAGCTAGTCGCAAGTTTTTCGTAGGTATCTGTCGCCTCGGCTGATTCAATAAAGTTCCCAAACTCTTGCGCTCTTAGCTTCACGGTTCGCGTACCCGATAACGCGGAAGTATCTGCCCACCCGATGGTTGCTCCGTCTTTTGTCGTTAGCGAATTCGCCACGATAAGAGTTGCCCCTACATATACTTCACATTCAAAGGTTACGTTCGTGTATGAAGCGAAATTACCAACTACCAAAGAACCAAGTCCATAGGTATCTGCTAACGCGGTAATCGTCGGCGTTGTTGTTGCCGTTCCTCCCCCTGATGTAGTAAAAAAGCCATCTACTCCGTCAATGTTTGCCGTACTTTGTCCGCTTATACTAGCCATCTTTTTAACTTATTTCGATCCATTCTTGAGATGGGTTAAAGAACATTTTGTAAGAAGCTACCTTATAGCCCATTACACGATTTACATTACCTGTACTACTTACAGCCGTTGTTGTCATGCGCCCTGTTGCTGTGCTTAAATAAACCACATCACCAATGCTACCTCCTAAAGCCGTGGCAACACACACAATACCCCGTATGCACATTCCGTCAGCACTTGAAGTTCCCGTAGCCACACCCATCATTCCCGATGCTGCTGCAACCGAAGTTGCTACTGCACTTGTCCATGCACTTGCACCTAAATAATAAACGTATCCTGCTGTTAATCCTGTCGTTGTTGTAATCGTTACTACTTCTGCATTTAGACCTAAGTCACCTGCGCTACTCGCTGCACCAATAGATGTTTCAAGTTTGCTTACAGCAACCGAAGACCCGTTACCGCTAATCTGTCCTGTTACTGTAATATCTCCCGTCACACCTAGAGTACCTACTACGTCTACATAGCCCGTACCCGTGTTAGAATCACCGACCGTGAGGTAGGCGACATCTTCTACGTGCAGGCTTACGGTGTTCGCGGTGTTGTCAAACTTTATGTACTCTTCATCTGTTCCATTTCCGACTTTGTCATTCCCTACGTTCACAAGACCGTTGCCGCTATTTAAGGTCAGCGAACCGTTAGATATAGTGACATGAGTTGGTGAGCCATCAAAATCCGAAAGCTTTAGGGTTGATGATTGAATCTTTAAATCACCTGTTCCAGCGTCTGTAATGAAGCTGTCGCTACCGCTGTGATAGATTTGCAAATCACCCCCTGCTCCAAATGTCGCTTTGTCATTGTCACGATAGTTGATGTCGTGACCATTTGTATCTAGGCTACCGCCTAACTGAGGGGTCGTGTCATCAACGACTGCGGCAATACCTCCACCACCTGAGCCGTTTGCGGCTGATGTTATTCTTCCTTGTGCATCAACAGTAATATCTGCTGCTGTATAAACACCTGCTGTTACCGCTGTGTTGTCTAAGCTAACTACAACGTTTCCCGTAGTTGGACTTGCTGTTAATCCTGTGCCACCCGTAACATCATCAACAGGTACACTTGGAAGGTCAGTAGTCAAGGCAAGCGTTCCACCCGTAGCAGGAAGACCAACTGTAATGTTTGCGGCTGCTGAAGGGTTTTGTCTTAGCCATGTTTCATACCCTCCTGCGTTCTCTAACC